TACCTTGATCGTAAACTCTATCATCCCATCCAAACTCTAGGAAGGGTGGATAGATTGTATTTGTATCTTTTCCAAAGTACTTTAAACGTATTGAAGCAGTAGTGTAAAACTCGTATTCATCTTGTAACTTAACAATAAATCCTCTATTTGTTAACGTATTATTATAAATTTGTTTTATAGCGGCAGTCACGTTAATATCTACATCATGTGTTGAAGAGATTGTATGAGTTTGTGAGAATTCCATCGATTCTCCATTTGATGCTGTATACCAGTTTCCTCCTCCTTCTTTACCGGAAATAAATGAAGCTGTAGTATAGGCAGTAAATCCTGATGTATTCCAAGCGTTTAATTGGCCGGTATTTTTATATACCCAACTTACTCCTGTTGTGTTGACGGGAAGGTCCCCAAATTTTCCTGTACCGTTATCCCATTCTCCTGTTGCTCCTGTATAAACAGGGTAGGCGTATAAAGTATAGTCTACTGGTAATTCACTAGCATCTGCTAGATATAGTTTTAAGCTGGAGCTAAAGTTGGTATCCCCTATCTCGTTGTTAATTACATCATCGATCTCACTATCAGAAAATTTCATAAGGATACGGTTAGCTTGACCGGTACCATCTGTAATGCCTGTATATCCGCCAACTTCTATAATTTCATCTTTACCCGCGTTACCTGTGGTTTGCTCAGTATAGATAAATGTATCTTTTTCCGGAAATATTCTATAGATTGCCATATTATAGTGATGTTGTTCTTCCTTTTATATCTTGGTTAGGGTACTTTAACTCAAAAATCATTGTATCATAAGAAGGATATACTATGTTATTTCTAGTAGCTCCTTTAATATCGTACGCATATTGAGAATAATTTCCTCCTTGTTTATTTATAATTTCTACTTTACTAACTGTCTGTACTCCAGTAACTTGATCTAATAAACTGTATAAAGTTGATATGTTAATTGGTTGATTTATATTCCATTTAGAGATATTGAAATGGTCTTGAAGAGTGTTGTTACAAGCCAGTAGTACATCTCTACTATTGTAATTAGGTCTTACTAGGATATCAAAATTAACTCCTATGTTAACTACAAATGCGTCTTTTATATTTAATGCATCTGTTAGAGGCATGTAATAAGACATATACGTTCTTAAGTTATTTTTAAGAGTAGATGTAGCTGATATTAGTTTTTTATTGTTATCATATGCTAAAACGTACAATGATAAAGCTAGTGGATTACTATCGATTATAGAGTCAGTAACTGATTTTGTGCTATTAAGTTCATCTTGAGTAACGAATACCTTACCTACTGTTCCAAATTTAGCATCTAAAGATAATGCTCTAACAGTATAATCCTGAAGGGTTATAGTTCTTTTTTGCTCGGCAAAAGATCTTAAAGCATTTTGTCGTAATTCTTCTACTGTATCTCCGTCTTTACCTCCCGTTGCTGGTAGTGGATTGTTAAAAGCAAGAGTGTTTTGATATGTATAGTCTACTGTTGAATATGTAGTAGAGTACCCTGTTAAGGTATTTGCAGGTACGTTTGCTTCTACTCCGCCTCCTACTAGGTATTTTATAGTTAAAGTAGTGTTAGATGGAGCTAACCCATAAGTTTGAGTATATAAAAAATTAGAAGGATCGTACGCCTTGTCTATTGATGAAATACCTTGAAGAATACCTAATCCTACGTTTGTTGGATTTGGAGTAAAAGTTGTGTCATCTGTTCCTACTGTTCCTGCTCCAAATTGTATTTCGAGATTACCTAAAGAATTAAATCTAGTGACAAATCTTTTAGGTACTTTTTGGAGTAGTATTGAATTAGGTACTTTATCGGCGTCTGTTCCTGTATTGGCTTGTTCTACAAATATGGTATCTTGACCTAAAAACGGTACTTCGTACCAAGTCTCGTTGTTTCCACTAGAGTTATCTGTTATTTCTAAAACACCTATTATATTAGGTTCTTCTATTGTTATAGTATTAAATTTTTCAGCAGTAGTAAAAGTCTGTGTTAGAGTTTTAACAGTTCCTGAAAAAGCTTTTACTTTTTTAGTTAGTAAAAACTCAGATGGTATTCCGTTACTTATCTGACTGATTGTAATATCGGTAGGGTCCAACGAACTAGAGTAGGTAAAATCTATTTTATTCTCTATAAAAAAGTTTACTCTGCCTTGAGAGTTAGATGTAACTACTGTGTTTTCATCAACAACTAAAGCTTGGTCCCAATTAGGTGTACTGGTTGTAGGTATTGCTCCTACATTTTGAGTAACTTGTAATTCAACTTCTGCTACGTTGGTTACTTTAGGTCTATACCCCATCATATACGCCATAGTATATAAATTAGCAGGATCTTTAGCGTATTGTAGGAATGTTTCTTGTAGTTGGGTGTCTTGGTAGAAAGATAAGATATCTCCTACATATGCAGCCATTTCAATAAACATCATGCCTGGGGATGTGGGGGAGAAGTCATTATAGGCATCAGGAAAATAGTTTTTAGCAAACTCTATTAATTCCTGTCTATAATCAGAAAACTCTCTAGCTACATATTTAATATCTCTAATTTCAGCCATTATTGTTCAAAATTAATTACTACTTCATCCTCGATGTTAGTATCTTGTATAGCATATCTAAGTAATAGCGTAACTGTATTTGTGTCTGGAGTTCCTAAGACTTGGAAATCGGTTGGGAGAACTCTTGGGAAATACTCAGCTAATCCTCTTGAAACTGTAGATTTTACTCTACCTACCATTTCTTGATTTATATTTTCAAACATCAAGTTTCTAAGCTCGGTTCCAAAACTAGGATTTAAATACCTTTCTCCTTGACCTGTAAGAAAGTAGTTTATTAAGTTAGTTCTAATAGCATCTTTAGTTTGATAAGTAGAATTAAAAACTGCTTTACCTGATAAAGGTAGAGATACGCCTATTGCTTTTCTAGGCTGTAAATCAAGTGGGTTTATTTTTCTACTATTAAATGCCATTTTATACTAATCCGTATTTTTCTTTAGTCTTCTGTTCTGCTGCTTTGTATACAGCTCCTGCTTTTTTTACAAAATCAAATTGAGAAATGTCTAAGCCAGGCATTGGACCGTTATTTTCTTTCATTCCCATACTAGTTGCCATCATAGAGGCAAAATTAGGTCTTTGAACCGTGTCCGATGTTCCTGAATATACATTTCTGTATTCTTCAGAGGTCATCGTAGCTTTAGTTTGATTAAGCATTTCCATTATTGGATCTGTCGAACTAGGTTTTGGTTTTTTTACATCTACTAGTTTTGCTTGAGGAATGGTTACTTCTTTTACTTGCGGTTGACTAGCAACACGAACTGCTTCGTTAAGCATTTCCTGTAACTCTTCCTTGACAGCTGCTTTTACTTCTTCTCGTATGATTTTTCTTAATTGATCGAGTTTCATAATAATAAATAGTTGGTTTATGGAAGTTGATTATCTATTCTAAATTTTAATTCATCTAAAAGTACTTGAGTGTCTGAGCTGAATGAGGGTTGTCCTCTAAGTACTACTACTCCTGTGATATCCTTTGCTATCGCTACTCTTCTAGGAACAGGTCCTTCTATACTATTATCTTCTATAATAGCTAGAGTATAGTCTTTGCCATTTGCTCCTCTATATTTAAAATTTTCATTCTGATCATCTTGTAAGTTTGTGCTTTCTAAAGGCTGTACTGCAGAGAGTACTTCCTGTAAACTGCCAGAGTCTTGTAATTCTTCGGCGCATTCTTGAATATTAATGTTTACAGATTCTAACAATTCTCTTATATTGTTGAGAGATGGTCCAACGCTTTGTAGTAGGTCGTTAACTGCAGCTAAATCATCTTCTAAAGCTTCTAAAAGCAGTACGGCTTTTACTAATCTATCAGCTTGAGAGGTAGTAAATCCAGCAGTTTTTGCAGAATATAAACCTCCTCTATCGTAATCAGAAAAAGAAGGGCGAGCTCCAGTAGCTAGTCTAGTTGGATTTCTTTTTAACAACCTGATTAGCCTACTAGCTGCTGAAATTGGAGGTCTAAGTTTGCTTGGTATAGAGTTTAACTTGTTTAGTTTTTTTTGAAATAAATTTATTACTGTAAGTAGGTTGTTTCTTGTCTTAGCAATTTTTATAAGCTCATCACTATCTGGACATTGATTGGTAAATTTACTTAGAAGCTGAGATGCTTCGGTTTGAATCCTAGCTTCTAACTCTCCTTGAGCTCTCCCGACTAAGTTAGCTACTATACCTGATATTTGTGAGCGTAGAGCCATTA